CAGAAAAAAAAAACCCGAATAATGAATTTAGTGTTTCTTAGCAGCCGCCGCGAAGGCGAAGTACTAGATGTAAAGTGGATTCTTTTTGGACATTGTAGTCTGCAAGTGTGCGCCCGTCCTCAAGTTGCTTTCCAGCGAAAATTAAACGTTGCTGATCCGGCGGAATACCTTCTTTGTCCTGAATTTTAGATTTAATGTTATCAATTGTATCACTCGATTCCACTTCCAGTGTAATGGTTTTACCAGTGAGTGTTTTCACGAAAATCTGCATCTGTCAATCCTATTAAAACAATATAAATTTAAAAGTAAATTTATTTCTTAAGTAAAGTAGTTTGTAGATTATATAAAATGCAAAATGCTAATTTTAACGTAGCATTTACAGAACTATTAGAATTTGTCAAGCATTTTAGAATTTATCTTAAAAATCAAAACATAAAAGAAATTACTATTCACTATCTCAACGAAATTGGAGTGAAAATTGATATCCTTAAAAAATGTAAAATTACTGAAACGTCACTCACGTTAACAGCTTTTGAACAACAGCTTTTAGGTATTTACAAAATCTATGATACCTGTGTTGGTGAGTATGCAAAACTTTACCTGTCTAAAGAAGTCATTGCGAAGTATGCCCGTCCACAAATTAATAAATTATTTAGTATACTAAAGATCTCAAAACCGAAATCCATATTTTTGAAAGTTCCTGCACAAATTCTCGCAAAGTTTCTAAAAGGCATTACCTATTTTGAAAATGAGTCTAATTTAAGGGAGTGGCCAGTGTACCACAGAGATGAGTCTTGCGGTACTAAACTGGAAAACGTGTACACCAAATTCGGAACAGAAGACAAGAAACACTTATTAGAAAAATGTTATATCGAGCGATTAATTTTTGATAGTATTTATCAACACATTTTACACAAACAAGATAAACTTGAACTCAAAAAAGTAGAACAATTATGGGAGACATTCTTCCCAGACAAAAGTATTGAAGTTAACATTGGATACGACGATTTTGGAAATCCAAATATATTAAGTATATACACAACAATGAAAAATAAAACAATTAGTATCCAAGAACTTTACATAACTGAAAATGACATAGTAAAATGTGAGAAAGTAACATACAGAAATCGTAAAAATGGAAGTCCATTTCTCATTGAAAAACTAACCAAAACGCAAACGTTTGCAAGTGAAAAACCATGGAAGCAGTATTTACGACACTCTGTTTGAAGCGAAGCTATAGCATGTAAATTAACCACACCCGTTTTAAAAAAAATGAAATTGGTTTTAATGTAAAACTGAGATCAAAACACTCGCTATCGCTTCGCTTCGCTTTGCTGTCGCGTCGCGATCGCTTTGCTTTGCTGTCGCGTCGCGTCGCTATCGCTTTGCTATGAAGAAATCGCGGGCGGAAGTTATGTTTGACAGACACTCCGATTCGGCTATGCTTCTGCTTATTTCCAAAGACAAAAGACATCCTTACAAGGACTATATCAATATCAACTCGGGCTCGGGAATTAGCAGCTACAAAGGGCAAAATATGAACGAGGCATTTGATAAACTACTACAGAACGAAGCCGTTCCGACATTCTTAGTTCACCACTACAAAAATGAGTACAATTGGGTAGGTAAGTGCATCGGAAAATCGCTGTCAAGCCGCGATAAGTCCCCTGATGGCATTCCCGTGTTGTCTTTTCGCGTAATGAAAGACAACAAATTCAGCGTCAATGTGAACAGTTCTGTTTGCGAAGATAAAACAGTTAAGTGGCGATATATCAAGCATTTTCTGGAACAACACAATCTAGAAATAATTTCGGGACACATTTCACATGGGATAATGCTCGTCAAGCCAAAAATAGCGAGTGCACAAGCTTAAAGCACAGTGAATACACTACATTAAAAGGGTTTAACTACTTACATTCTTCTTAGTTTTTGGGGTTTTACTTTTTGTTTGTTTCTTTTTACCACCTTCTGTGACGGGAGCTACTTTATTATTATTTGTTGTTCTGTCTAAAGCAGCTTTCATCACAGCAATTATATTCCTTATTGGAGGTCGTCTTGGAGTTGGAGCAACCGGACTTAATCTTGCTGTAGAAGAATTAGTAGGAGGACCAGATTGTAATATTCCTTGAGTTTTTCTTAAATTACTTGATTGTGTAGCAGGTTTATTATTATGTTTAATGAGAGGGTTTAGTGAGAGTATATTTTGATTTGTTCTTCTTCTGTTGGGTTCACCCTGACGATACTCTTCTTTTGGACTTTGATTTCCTATTTCATCAAAGGAAATAGGATTTACTTGGCAATTTTTACTTAAACAACCAGCACCTTTAACAGATACAGTTTTTGTCAAATGCATACTTTCTAAATTACACATTTATTTTCTTTCACGCGATTGTCTTTGGATTGTATAGATTTAGTAAAGTAATTAAAATTTCTTTGTTTTTGTTAATTGCGTATTGCAGTATTGCGTTTGTTGGTTCGGCACCGTTTTCAAGCAATGCTTTTATAATATCGTGCCTATCATTTTCTGATTCTATTTTACTTGAAACAATTGCAATTTCTAACAAACTCAGAAACACCCCATTAACATTTACATTGTAATTCAAATTGCCTTTAAGTTTTTTAATCAAATTGATACATCTTTTTGCTGGACTAACCAGTTCAATTCCCAAACAGAAAATCGCACTTTCAAAATGTATTAAAGAATTCTTTAAATCGCGCTGAAGTTTGTCAATTGGCACAACCTTACAAAACATTCCGAAGGAAATTTTGAAGAATTTTAAGTTCTTAAAGTTTCATTTTTTAAGATGTCATTGTTGTTGGTAAGGATAAAAAAGTTATATAAATAAATTTAAACTTGTTGTTTCACAATTATAACTGTACGAATATATATTTATATATTAGAATGTCTGGTGTTGCTGAGTGCATTGCAAAAGTCGGGAATTGGAGTAAAGTGCAATCGGTTCATATGTTTGACAAACCAAATGCGTTTATGTCTGAAATGGTCAATTCGCAAATTGAGGAAGCCTCCCCAAAGTTAACTGCTCTTCTCAAGAAAATTCAAGAATGTGACGCGGAAGATATGAGAAAAGAAGGTCATTTGTTCAAACATATGATCTTTTCTGGTAATCCGGCTACCTATGGCGCGAAAATAGTAGTGTCTGCTCTTATTGCATCTGGATTTACACCCGCATTCACAGCAACAGCCAAAGGCAAACTTCACAACATTAACGACCTTTCAGGCTCAGATGACCATAAAAATTTTACAATGCTTCTTAGCAAACCTGTTTATGGTAATCCATTGACTGTTAATTTCAAAAAACATGCACTTGAGCAGTTCAATAAACGTCCTGACAACATTTACGGACAGCAGATTCGCTTCATAGTTCTTGACGGCGGCTTTCGCGAAGGCATAGATCTCTTTGATATTAAATATATTCATCTACTCGAACCCACTCCCATTACCGCTGACGAACGTCAAGCTATTGGACGCGGCACTCGGTTTTGCGGTCAAAAAGGATTGAAGTTCCACCCGAAACGCGGTTGGCCTCTGCACGTGTTCAAATACGAAGTAGACATCCCAAGCCATTTACAATCTACTTTTCAAGGCGCGAAAACCTTTTTGGAATTGCAGCTAAAATATTCAGACATAGATTTACGCAAAGTCACATTAGCAGCCGAACTTGACAACATTTCTGTAGAAGCAGCAGTTGACACAATGTTAACAAAACCGATACACGAATTTAATATTCGCGGCGGGTCGGAAGCGCCTGGTTTAGCGCTTTACGATCGCGTTCCTAATAAAATTATGAATCACAAAGCAATGCGACTATTCATTAACAAGTACTACTTACCATTTATGTATCCTAAAGTGAAACTTGAAAACGGTTGCGGAGGACCTAATAAATCGGTTAGCGTCACAGGTGGCGCGCAAATTGCAGCGACTTTCAACCCCACTCAAGATTTCATCCGCACGTTCTTTCAACCCGCAAGTGCTTACAAAGGCATGTTATTGTATCATTCAGTCGGCACAGGAAAGACGTGTACCGGCATAGCGGTTGCGTCGTCTTCTTTTGAGAAGCAAGGGTACACCATTTTATGGGTCACTCGTCACACATTGAAAGCGGACATTGCTAAGAATTTGTATGGAAATGTTGTGTGCAGCGTACCAATGCAAGAATTATTAGCTCAGGGTAAAAAGATATCTAAAGCCGATCTTTCTTCCAGCTGGATACAACCGATTTCATACAAACAATTTAGCAATATGCTTTTAAAGAAAAACAAGACATATCAGGAAATGGTTACTCGCAATGGGACAGAAGATCCTTTGCACAAAACTCTAATTATTATAGACGAAGCGCACAAGTTGTACGCACCAAATACACCTGCAGCCGAGAAACCCAATACAGCAATTTTGGAAAAGATGATTCGAAACTCCTATGAAAAATCGGAAGGTGATAGCGTTCGTTTAATATTGATGACAGGAACACCTTACACCGAGTCACCCATGGAAATGATCAAATTACTCAATCTCTTGAAAGACTATGACATTCCAAATACCTTTGAAGAGTTCTCTAAAGAGTACTTAGACGAAACAGGACATTTTACAGCAGAAGGTCGCACTAAGTTCTTGGACGACACAGCAGGATACATCAGTTACATCAATCGTTCGTCAGATGCTCGCAATTTTGCTTACCCAATATTACATAATGTGAATGTGACAATGACACTTCCTAAAGAACAGACTGACGTCAAAAAGAACAAGTTTAAGGCAAATATCAATGCATTAAAACAAAAGTTAAAACAAGGAAAAGCGAATGCAAAAGAGTGTGTCTCCAAGGCAAAAGAGGAACTTGTAGATGCAAAACATATATTTGCAAAGAAGAAAGCGGAAGCTTTAGAGCAAAAGAAGGACAATGTCGAGGCATGTGAAGAGCTGCCCCGAGCAGAACGGGCTGACTGTAAGAAAGAAGCAAAGAATATGTATGACGCCGAAGTGTCAAACTTGACTCAAATACTTCAAGATGCCCAATCAAGAATCGAAAGCAGAAAAGAAGATTGTATAAAGAATGTAAGTATTGAGAACATCGAAGCTGAAATTAAGAATGAAACTGAAAAATACGAAGCTGTACTTGCAAGAAAGAAAAAAATCAATGAAGAAATCAATGATCTCTTATTAAAAATTAATAAACTTAAAGCGGAAGTATTAAAACTTAAGAAAACAAAGAAAGGTCGAGATAATAATGCCGAAATCGCTGAAAAAACGGGTGAGATTAAATTACTGTCGCAAAAGGTTCAACGTTTAAGAATGATGCTACAATTGATCAGCATAGAAGTCGGTACGAAACTGCCACCAGATATGTCTCAACACACTGCTATTAATTCCCGTTGTTTCAATGAACGTGACCAGGGGTCTCGGTCGCACTCAGCCCAAAATGACCCGCCTGGGCGTGCGAACAGAGATCCAAATGCATCTCCATCTATAAATGAATTCATGAGACTATTCCAGAAGGGATACAACGAGAACAAGGACGCAGGAGCGAAAAAAGAATATCGTAAATTAACGTTAATGTACCATCCAGACAAACACCAAAACGAAAAAGAAAGATATGAAAGGATATTTAAGAAATTAGGAAGTGCATGGGAACGGTTCAAAACAATGCGCAATATAGTAGGCGGTGACAACTAACTTGTTTGAATTAAAACACATTTTGGTCGTATCTTAAGACTTGAATAGTTTCTTTATGTAGTTCTCGTATGTTGTCGATAAATGTAAGTATTCTTGGTATGTCTAGTTGTGAATGTTGTGTATTGTAAGATTGTTCATTTATGTAAGTTTCAAATTCTTGTTGATTGTTATATCGAAGTTGCATTGTGAATCGTATGTCAGCTAATATTCTAGCAATATCTAAGTAATATCTGAGTAAATGGGACTGTTTAGTGTCTACTGGGATGAAAGCATTTTCAAAATCCACCCTAAACCCTATTTACTAGTAAACCATGGATTTCAATTCTTTGACCAAAATAGTCTACGTATTGTTTTTTTGTATGTTTTAGAAGAACATTATCTAAGTGTATATCTGTAGCCAGTCTATTGATTAAATGCAAAATACAAACTAAGTATTAACTGTTTCATACAACTTTTGAAAACTTGAACGTCTTTAAGATAAAATGGATAATTTCTCATAGATCCTATTGAAAGGAAATTCATAACTAGTACATTGTTCATCGGATCTTTTGCATCTTGTGAACATATAGCCCGCGTAACGTGTTCAGGTTGTCTGTATCGCTGAATGTCATCGTGGCACTGCATTAAGCAAATAAATCGTATAAAACCAGGTATGTCTTTCAATCGTTCGGCTATTTGATATTCTTTTGCAATTGTTTGGGATACTCCAATTTTTATAACAACTTGTGGGTTTTTTCTCGCAACACCATCGGATATTAATGCTTTAATTATAGCACGAGTCGCATTTACATCCAGGGCATCTGGTTCTTTTAACCAATTATTTGGATCTTTACAAGAAATATAGTACTTTTCTGCACTGCGCTTCCCACCCCCACTTTTATGTTGTAAATACGCCATCTACATAAACACTTTTATATTTTGAAACTCAAAACAAACAATTACGCTAAGCTTGTGCGTTTTTACGTTGACGTTGAACAAGTTTTCCTTTAGTATGAGACCTAAGTTTATCCATTTCGACTTTATTGGGTAATGTAGTTTGATTATTCATTCTTAAACTATGTAATGACTGTGTAACATTTACAGATGCTCGAACTTTATCGATTTCGGCTTTACATATACAGAAAAGGTTTTTGATCATCGAGGCAAAACCTTGAATTTCCCATTCGCATTTGTTGTTAAGCTAAACTGTCCTAAAATTTATCTATTTAAGGAGTTCTGCGCAGTCGACTTATAATCGATTCGCTTACATCTGCCGTATCAAGCATATGTGCGTTGGGATTGTGCGGTAATGGTTGTTTTGATAAACGTTTAAGTAAGAGTAAAGTGTTTCTAGCATCCACTTTATGTGCTGCACTTCTTGCTTTTCTTACAACAGGTGGGGTTAATTCATTCAATGCAGCAGCTACTAAAGGATAACTATAACCACGACCACTTACGTCATAATTTTTATTTAAAAATGTACATACATCGTAAATTTTTAGAAGAATATGTGGAGCATCAGGCTCCTTAGTTCTATCAGGAACCAATGCACAAATTATACCAACAATTTTTTCACTAGTGATTATATATTCAGGTTTTTTTGTTTCATATACTTTAGTTATCATTACTCTAAGTTCATGCATCCAATCAAACCGATGTTCCGTAAATTGAGATTGAACGTAGTCAATAAATTTGGAATAGAATTCTAAATGTGGAAATACACTAGAAGTACGTAATGTAGTTAATTTGCCATTTATTCTGGCTTTATTAAGCACATTAAACCCCGTTGCAATTTCTTTAGCGATCTTTTCAAGAATAGTTCTTACACCATTTTCTTTCTTTGGTACACGATCTTTCCATCCAGCAGTTTTGTAAGATGCTTCTACTTCAGGCATAACCAACTACAATTAAAACATATAATATATTCATACCAAACCCAACCTATTTTTTAACCTAAAATTATATTAATGGAAGCAACGCAAAAACAAATAGACGCAGTTTTAAAGTATATTTTTGATCCTTCCGAAAGTAATGCAAAGCGGTTAAAACGCTGTAAGGTGAACAAAGAAGAACTTGACAAATTCATACAAACCCGAAAAATACTAAAGTTGGTACAACAATTAAAACAAGAAGGTGGGAATCCGTTACGGTCTCTGTTGAGAAGAAGAAATCAAGTTTATGCTTTTTATCCTTCAACAACTGCCGAACCTGAGAATTCGAGACCTACAGAAACACCTGACACTACACAAGTTGTTCAATTAACAGAAGCGAAAATAAAGACATATCAACGTCGGTTAATAAAATATCTAAATCCCACAACAGGATGTGGTATAATGAGAAGAGATCCAACAACAACAATTGTTAATTTGATAGCAAAATTAAATGGAAATTTAAATTTTGTTTACAATAAGCAATTTACTCCTTTAAAACTTGCTATTCGAAGTGGATGTGAATCCAGTAAAATTGAAATAGTAGAAACATTACTTAAAAATGGTGCCAATCCTAATTATCCTGAAGACCCTATATTCTATACTGCATTAGATATTGCTATACAAGAAGGTAACTTAATAATTGTAACATTATTACTTAATCACGGTGCATATATTAATGGTAATGACAATGTAAATAGTACTTATTATAATAAACCATTGCATGTAGCTGTGCAAAAAGGCAATA